GGCACGGTAACAGAAAATACAGCTGGCATGGATGTCCGTTATTCCACGGCCAGCCAAGAAGGGCAGACAGCGTTAAGCCACTTCTCTGGCGATTACGACAATCAGGCGGCCAACTACAGACGATGGATTGACTTGGCGAGAAGGTCAGGTAGGGCTGCGGCTAATGCAGGCCGTGAAAAAACAGATTTCTACGACCTGTTCGGAGCAGACACTTATTCAAACTCTGGATTTACTTCCGAAGATTATGCGTTCGCGCGTCCAGTTTTTGAACGGGTTTTTCAGAACGATAAAGACGCATTAGCTATCTGGGATGAATTCAAAGCTGCAGCGCAGGCAGAATATGACCTTGTTGTACAAAGCAAAGCGTTGGAGCAAGCAACGAAAGACTTTGACGCCGAGGTGAAAGCTGCCGGTTTCACGATGGACGATGTAACCGGCGTTGCGGAGGAATCTGTAGAGGCCGAGATCGAGGCAGCCGAGGAGCTGAAAGAGGAAATCCGGACATTGACCGAGGCCGCCGACGATGCTGCGCAGGCCGTGATGGACTACTACAACCAGGTGCGCCAGAGCGTGGCCCAGACGGTCAGCGGCGTCATCAGCGGGTTCTCCGAGGCCACCACGCAGGCCGACAACGAGCTGAGGGAGCTGAGTGAAAAGAAGGACAAGCTGGACAAGGAAATCAGAGAAGCCAAAGATCAGAAGACCAAGAACAAGAAGCGTTCGGAGAAGGAACTGGTCGAAGTCGAGATCGAGGTCATCCAAACGGGAAACGGCAACACCCGGAAATCCGCCCAGCAGATGATCAACAACCTGCAGTCGCAGCTCAACTACATGAACGAGTACCAGACCCTGCTGGACTCCGCCCGGGGACGGAAAGTCAGCGATGAGGTGCTCGCCCAGCTGTCTGACGGCAGCACGGAGAGCATGGAATACCTCCGGGCGCTGGCCAATGCCTCTGACGAAGAGATTGCGGAGATCAACCGCATGTACAGCGAGGTCGGGCAGAATAAGGAAACCTTCACGGACAAGCTGACCGAACAGAAGCTGGCCGCAGATGAGACATGGGACGGCCTGGTGGACTCTGCCGCGGCTGCCATCTCTAAGCTGCAGCAGGCGCAGCCGGACGCTTTTGACGCGTCGAAAGACCTGATCACCAACATCGTGAGCGGGTTGAAAGCAAAGCAGCCGGAGCTGGACAAGGAGATCTCCACGCTGGCCTTCAAGCTGGCGCAGCTGGGGTCCCTGGGTGTCGGGTTTGTCCCCGGCGCCACGGTTGGTTTTGGCGGCAGATGGATACCCCGCTACCTGCCCAAACACAAAGACGGCTTGAACTATGTGCCCTATGACGGCTACACCGCCCAGCTGCATGCCGGCGAGACCGTGCTGACCCGGGAAGAGGCGCGCATCTGGCGCGGGTACATGGACAGCCGCAACAGCTACGGCCTCTCCGGGGCCATCTGGAACTCCGCCCCGAACATGGGCGGGGATGTGTACCTCGACGGCCAGATCGTGGGCAACCTGATTTCCGCCCGGCAGGGGCGCGATTTCCGGCGCATGGAAAGGAGTGGGTGGCGCGGATGATCCAGTTTAACGGCATCGCGATGGACGGCGCGGCCAACGTCCGCCTGACCGACATTGTGGTCTCCCCCATGCAGGTGCGGGAAACCGTGCGGGAGCGGACCCTGCGCAGCGGTGCGGACTTTGTGCGCGTCACGGGCGGGACCCGCACGGTGACCGTCTCCTTCGTCCTGCTCGACCAGGACCGGACAAGGCGGCAGGAAGCGCTGCTGGCCGTCAACGCCTGGGCCTGCAGCGACACCCCCGGGCGGATTGTCCTGCATGACCACCCGGGGCGCTACCTGACCGGCATCTGCACCAGCTACCCGGAGCCGTCCCTGCGGCAGTGGTGGGGCACCATGCAGATCGTATGGACCTGCTATGACCCCTACTGGTACGCGATGCAGGAAAAGACGGTCCCCTGCGGGACGGCATTCCGGGCGCTGGGCAGCGCCGTGCCTTATGTGCGCATCACGGACACGGTGGAGACCGCAGGCAGCCGGACCTATTCCGACGGCACGAACACCATGACCTTTTCGGACGTCCCGGCGGGCGCGCTGGAGATCGACCTGGAGCGGCAGACGGCGGCGGTGGACGGGGCCAGCATCATGCAGAGCTTTGCCTTCACCTCCGCCTTCCTGCCGCCCCGGCGCGAAATGACCATCACCGGCAGCGGGACGGTGCACTACAGAGAGAGGTGGGTCTGATGCAGTTTCACTTCTATGACCAGGCAGACAAGACCCTGTTCATCCGGGATGACGCGGAGAGCGCGGTCTGGAGTGTGGACCAGTTTTCCCTCAGCCTGGCCTTCCCCTTCCTGGCCGACAAGGAGATCCGCCAGGGCATGCGGGTAGGATTCAGCGACCCGGACGGCGTCTTCCAGGTGTTCGAGGTGCGCCAGGCCAAAAGCTACGAACCGGACCACTACCAGGAAATCGACGCGGAGCACATCGCTGTGGCGGAGCTGACGGACGATTTCTTCGCCGGAGAGGACGTCACCGACCAGACCGCGGCGGACGCCCTGGCCCAGCTGCTGACCGACACCCTGTGGCAGATCGGCACCGCGACGGCCTCCGGCACATCCTCCATGGACATCGAGATGAGCGACGTCTGGAACCTGGTGAAGGCGATTGAAAAAAACTGGAACGTGTGGATCACGCCCAGGATCACCGTGGACAGCACCGGCATCACCGGGCGCTATCTCGACATCGCGCCCGCGGAGGGCGTGTGGCGCGGCGTGCGCCTGAGCCTGGCGAAGAACGCGGACAACGTGGGCGTGACCTACGATGACGCGGAGGTCAAGACGGCCATGTACGCCTTCGGCCGGCAGGAGGATGAGGAAAAGGTCACCTTCACCGACACCGAATGGGAGGCGACGGCAGACCACCCCGGCAAGCCCGCCGGTCAGGCCTACCTGGAAGATCCCACGGCAAAAGCGCTCTACGGGCGCAACGGCAGGAACCGGTTCGGGTACTACCAGAACAGCGACATCGATGATCCGGTGGTCCTGCTGGAAAAGACCTGGGAGAGCCTGCAGACGCAGAACAGCCCGAAGGTAACCATTGACTGCATGGTGTCCGACCTGCGCCGGATGGGCTACGCAGACCAGGACATCCGCCTGCATGACAAGGTCATGGTGGAGCTGCCGGAGATCGGCAAGACGGAGATCCTCGACGTCATCCAGCTGGAAGTCGACCTGCTCGACCCCACCCGCACCCAGCCGACCATCGGCGCGTACATCCCGAACATCATCTACATCAACCGGGAAACCAACGATAAGGCCACCGGCGGGTGGCGCGGCTCCGGGCAGACCACGGCGGAGTACCTCCGGAAGGAATTCGACACCCGCATGGAACAGAGCGATTATGAGATCCGCCTGCGCGCCTATCAGGTCGACCTGGACCGGACGGACGTCACCGTCATGCGGGCGCTGACGCAGATCGACCTGGACGCGCACAAGATCGAGACCCTGGCCACCGGCGCCGGTACCATGCTCGACGAACACGGCAACATTGTGGTGGATGAGAACGGCAACCCGCTGTTCATCAGCGATGTCGCAGCGGATTTCGACCCGAACCAGTACTACCCCGCCGGGCAGTACATCAACTACAACAATCGCGTGTGGCGGCTCATCAAGGCCCACGCCCCCTACACGCCATGGGACCCGGAGAACGCCACGGAAGAAAAGTTCGGCATCTACTCCAAAGTGCTGCAGAACGCGGACAACATCACGCTGAAGGTGGCGAAAGGGGACGTTGCCACGCAGCTGGCGGTGGAGGTCGGAAACGTGACCATCACAGGCGGCAATCTGACGGTGGACGGGATGATCACGGCCAGCGACCTGGCCACAAACACGATCACGGTTCACGGTCTGACGATCGACAATGGCGGGTGCAACCTGGGCAATTCCAATGTCTACCTGAACGGTACCTCCATGCTGTTGGGCGTTTACAGTCTCTCTCTGACGCAGAGCGGAAATACTTACACAATGGCATGGAGTGACTACGCCGGGAATCAGTATTCGGAAACTTTTAACCGGGCCGTCACCCCAACCATCACCGGCGCGTGGGATGGCGGCGTGTACAAGGTTCGTGCAGACGGCACGCTGGTTAATACAGACGAAAACACACTGTTTGATACCGGCATCAGCGCGTCCACGATCAGCGCCAGCGGTAACGATCTGGTTATCGGCTATAACATCGGCTATGCGACCGTTTCTGGCGGCCAGCAAGTACGAGGCGGCTCTACTGGGAAGACCGGGAGCGTGACTGTCACAGGGAAACTGGGCGGATTGACTTTGTATCTCTCGCCCGGTGACAGCTATACCTACAACGCCAGCGATGATGGCTACATCGGCTATACCTCCGTTCAGGTTGAAGTTGATGGTGGTGGTGGTGGTTCTGCGCGAAAGGCGACTTATGTGTCAGTATCGCCACGATATGACGGTAGCCATGTAATCGGCTCAACCTGGATCGTCCGTTACGATGATGGAAACTCGACCACCATTACCAGTACTCAGGCCGTTCCCAGCAGTTACCATTCTTGATCTTGAAAGGAGTCTACCTATGACACCCCAGGAATGCATCCAGAGAGCCTACGACATCACCGACCGGATGAGCGTATCCGGCGGCGCGGTGGAACAGATGGCAGCCCTGCGGCAGGCGCTGCGGGACGCGTATAAAGCCCTTGCGAACCAGGAGAAAGGAGCGGCACAGGATGGGAGTCACGATTGAGCGCACAGGCTTCTCCGGCATGACGATGCCGGAGATCATGACCGGCACGGCCTACATGGAGGAAGCCCTGGCGCACACCTACATCATTACGCCCCCGGAGGGCGTGACCTACACCGGGCAGGTGCTGGCCCATGTGCTCCGCGCCGATGACACGGCCATCGCCGTGGACGGCACGATTGACGCCCAGGGCCGCGCCGTGGTGACGCTGATTGCGGACTGCTACCATGTGGCGGGCCGTCTGCAGGTGGCGATTTACCTGACCGCCTCCGATGACAGCGGCGTCCCCTCTGAGTGCATCTACGCGTGCGTCACGGCCATCTATCGCACGGTGGGCAGCGTGGAGCTGGACAGCGGCACCACCATCCCGACGCTGGCACAGCTGGAGGCCGCCTATCAGGACTGCGTGCGGGCCACCGGCAACGCCAACACCGCCGCCAGCGAGGCCCAGGCCGCATCGGCTGTCTCTGTCCGATACGACACGGCCCAGACCCTCGACGCCGCACAGCAGGCACAGGCGAGGGAGAACATCAGAGCGGCGGACGCGGCGGAGTTTGACGCGGTGGCCTATCCGCTGGACGTGGAAATGCTGACTAGCGCGGGCGAGGCTGTGCGTGTGATCTCCGGCGGTATCAGCATCACGGGCGGCGACCTCAACAGCGGCACGCGCGCACGGACGCAGTATTTCCGCGTTCGGCCCGGTAACAGGTATCTGTTCTCGCTGAACGATGCGGAGTTCGTGGTCATCTCTGCGTGGGAGTACACCGGCACAAGTGTCGGGTCGGTCATCGGGCGGGTTTCTCCGAGCGGTTATACAACGTCCCGGTTTGCCTTTACCGCAAGCGGGAATTTCGTGCGAATCGCGTTTGGACACGCGGACACATCGGTGGCCATTACGGACGATGACAAAGACGCCATTCTTGCCGCGCTCTCGTTGCGGAGCGTAGACGGCGGGCAGATTCCCATCAACAGCGCCACCCCCGTGATTGTAGCCCAGCAAGGCGCCGCATACATCTGCGGCACGGTCACGGAGTTGACCTTCACCCCGTCTTCCTCCGGCCTCTGCGAAGTGGTGTTCGCCAGTGGCTCCACCGCGACCGTGCTGACCCTGCCCGAGACCGTGCGGATGCCCGACTGGTGGACGGGTGTCGAGGCCAACCGAACGTATGACCTGATGATCCTCAACGGCACACTCGCGGGGGTGATGTCATGGGCGACATGATGACGCGGTGGCAGGGCATGGTCATGTCGGCCCCGCACAAGGCCACGGCGACCGGGAACAGTCTCAGCATTGCCATTGCCGCCCCGAAGATTGAGCGGCTGGTGGTCAACATCCAGCCTGTGCAGGGAGGCTCCGGTACGCCGTCACCGTCCAATGTGCGACCGATCAGCGGACACAGCACGGTCAACGTGACCATCGGCGCGGACAGCCGCACAATGACCCTGGGCGGAACATACTACGGCGGGACGCTCGACCTGCTTACCGGGGTGCTGACGGTGACCTATGGCGCGATGACGGTAGGGAGTGCAACGGCGATCAACGGCAACACGGCGGGAGATTTCCTCTACATCAACATGGGCAACACGATGCTGTTTAAGCACTCCACGTCCTCACCGCATCCGATCGCCTATTGTGACAAACTGGAGGTCGTGACCACCCGGCCCCGGACGCGCACAACGACCGGTTTGGGCGAGTATGACGGCGGCACATACTACTCGTATATCTACGTCTGGGACATCGCGAAAACGGTCACGACTGCGACCACGAAAGCCAAAGCCATCGCCGCGCTCCGCGAAATTGCTCCGACGTGGGTGTTTGAGATTCAGAATCCGCAGACCTACCAGCTTGACCCGCAGACCATCCGCGCCCTGACCGGGCGGCAGACCGTTTCCACCGATGCCGGGAGCATCGACATCACATACTACACCGTGTGACCGCCCTACGGGGCAGAAAGGGGACATCATCATGACTTACTACGCACAGCGGAAATCCATCAAGGGCGGACAGCCCCAGACCATCAGCAACCGCTACGGCGAGCGCGCCGAAATGGAGCGGCAGTTCCACCTCTACTGCGCCTCTGCCGCCACCAACGCGGATGGCAACGATGTGGACTCCATTGAATGGGGCACGATCGAGCAGGGTGTACTTGAGCGCAAGGTCTGGATCACGCCCACCGAACCTGTGACCGAGGAGACCCCGGCGGAGGAGTCCTGACCATGTGGGCGCTGGCGATGGTGCTGATCGTCCTGTGCGGCGTTGCTGTCTGGCTCATCGCGGCGGGCGCGGCCCAGATCGAACACCGACGGGAGCGGTGGCTGTGGGATCACCCGCCTGAGGATGAGGTTTGCCGAGAGGACAGGGAGGACACCGATCATGATGACATTACAGCAGGTTGACGCCCTGCGGGCGCAGCTGCTGGCGGAGGGCACCCCCGGCCCGGAGATCCTCCGCCAGCTGGCCTTGGCCTGCCTGGGCTGGCCCTATGTGTTCGGCGCCTGGGGCGAGGAATGCACCCCCGTCGGCCGCCGCCGCCGCGCCCGGGACGCCCATCCCACCATCGTCAGCAAGTGCCAGGTGCTCAACGGGACGGAGAAAACCTGCCACGGCTGCCAGTGGGGCGAGGGCGTCCGGATGTTCGACTGCCGGGGGTTCACGGCCTGGCTGCTCGAGCAGATCGGCATCACCATCAACGGCCAGGGCGCTACATCCCAGTACAACACCGCGGCCAACTGGGCGCGCTCCGGCCCCATCGCGGAGATGCCGGACTGCGTGTGCTGCGTGTTCCGGCGCTCCGGCTCCACCATGGAGCACACCGGCCTGCACATCGGCGGCGGCACCGTGATCCACTGCTCCAGGGGCGTGGAGACCGGCTCCACCGCCCGTGGGTGGACGCACTACGCGATCCCGATCGGCCTCTACAGCGAGGCGGAGATCCCGGTGGAGACCGTGCGCCCCACACTCCGCCGCGGATCCACCGGCGACCGGGTGCGGGAACTGCAAGAGCGCCTCACTGCCCTGGGCTACAACCCCGGCACCCCGGACGGGATCTACGGCACCCGCACCGCCAACGCGGTGGTCGCCTTTCAGACGGACGCGGGACTGTCTCCGGACGGCGTCTGCGGCCCGAAAACCTGGGCCGCCCTGGACGCCGGTGCCATCAAGCCCGCCACGGCCCCCGCGGAGACCTACCGGGTGACCATTGAGGGGGTTACCCTCGAACAGTATAAACAGATCTTGACCATCTGCCCGCTGGCGGAGTGTTTTAAGGAGTGATTCCCATGCCGGAATGGATTTCTAGATATTGGGTAGAATGGCTGTTCGGTACCGTGATTGCCGGGCTCACCTGGGCAGTCAAGAAGCTGAGCAGCCGCATCAAAAGAGAGCAGGCGGAGAACCAGGCCCTGCGGGATGGGATCCGCGCGCTGTTGAAGGTCTCGATCGAAAACGAATGCCAGCGGTGCCAGCGGGAGAAATGGTGCGGCCCGGTGAAGCGCGCCACCATCACAGACATGTACGCCAGTTACAAAGCGTTGGGCGGCAACTCAGGCACTACCAGCATCGTACAGCAGACCTTGGGACTGCCGGCCGTGGAGCCGGAGAGAGGAGAAACCCATGATTGACTGGAAAGCCAAACTCACATCCCGGAAATTCTGGGCGGCCATCGCCCAGTTTGTGACCATGCTCATCCTGGCCTTTAAGGGCTCCCAGGAGACCGCTACCCAGGTCACCGCCCTGATCATGGCCGGGGCCGCCGTGGTGGCCTACATCATCGGCGAGGGCCTGATCGATGCGGCGGCGGCGAAACAGCCGGAGGGGTTCCTGCCGGAGATCGAGCAGGAGCAGGAGACCGAAGATTAACGATACACATGTGGGAGGGGCTTCGGCCCCTCTTTTTTTCGTGCTCAAAAGTTTGTACAAATTCTTGCTATTTCTATTGACTTTGTACAAAGTCTATGGTAATATACTTACAGGAGCTGACGAGAGGCTCCCGATAAGGAGGAAATCACAATGACGAATCTGAGCAACGAAATGATCGAAATGATCAAAACAAATGGCACCGTTGACACCGACGAAAATCGCTATGTGCTCTCATTCGATTACATCCTCGACCCGCAGCCGGTCGGCTACACAATCAAACGCTGGAGCATGGCAGACATGGAGTCATTCTGGGGCGGCGACATCGACCGCGACACGCTGGAAATGCGGGCCGAGATTCTGCTGACCTGCAAGGACGAGAACGAGGCCTGCAGGCTATGGCATTCGATTAAATGAGAGGAGGATCACCATGAAAAAAATCATCAACGGCAAACTGTACGACACCACCACCGCCCGCGAGGTGGCCAGCTGCTACCACGGCGACGGCCCCCGCGATTTCCACTACTATTCAGAGGCGCTCTACCGCAAGCGTACAGGCGAATACTTCCTCGCCGGCGAGGGCGGCTCGATGAGCAAATATGCCAAGTCCGCTGGCCAGAACAGCTGGACAGGCGGCGAGGCCATCACCCCGCTGTCTTACTCGGAGGCCACCGAGTGGGCCGAGCGCGAAATGGACGCGGACGACTACCAGGCCGAATTCGGCGAGGTCTCCGAGGGCGAGCTGGCCCACCTGCACATCTCCCTCCCCGCGGACGTGGCGGACAGGATCCGCAAGGCGGCAGCCGCGGAGGGGATCAGCGTCAGCGAGTGCATCGGGCGGAGATTCTGAGCCATTGCGGGGCGGGTGCCCCGCTTTTTTCGTGCGCGAAAAAGCCGGGGCATGCGCTCCGGCTCTTTTTGTCATCTGGTGATGACGATCCCGATCATGCCACGAACGAAGATGTAACGCGGTTCGGGTTTGACGGGAAGTGGTGGAGTTACCCCAGACAAATCCGAACCACCACCGTCATCGTCAATCATTTCGTCCAGCTCTGAAATGTCGCCGATGGCGCTGGTTTCCTGGCCGCCGCGGAGGTTGTAGAAGATCACGACCTTGTCATCGTAGAGGTAGACAGAATTTACGAAGACGTCGATGATCCGTTGGCGGAAGGCCGGGTCGAGGAGATCTCCGCGGGTGTAGGAGCGGAGCCACGCCTTCACCTGGTCGACGGTCAGGCGGATGCCGGAGGCCAGCTTCAGTTTGGCCAGGTCGATTTCCGCGTCGGCCTTCTCCGCTTCCAGGCGCTCCATGCGCTCACCGATGCGGGCGCGGGCGGAGGCGGGCAGGGTAAGCAGGGAGTCCACCAGGGCTTCCAGGTCATTGTCCAGGCGGTGGATCCGCCTTTCCAGTTCGCGGACCTGGTCGCCGCCGAATTCCTTGTCATACTCCGCGACCACCCGCTCCGCAATCAGGCCGATGCGCTCAGGATCCAGGACATAGGCGACCGTCTGTTCACAGACGTACCACTCGATAAAGCCTTTCTTTTCGTTCTTCTTCCTGCAGCTGTGCTCTTTCTTCCGTTTGGCGCAGGTGTAGTATTGGTGGATCTCCCCGTTCCGGGACCGGCCGGATTCGCCGATCATCGGCGACCCGCAGTGGCCGCAGAAGATCTTGCCCTGGAGCTGATACGGTTCCCGGGCTTTTTTCGCGGCGGGGGCATGGCGGTTTTTCGCCCGGCGGGCAGCTGCGCGGTCGAAGGTCTCTTTGTCAATGATTGCGTCGGCCACGCCTTCGATCACCTGGCCGCTGTAGGTGTATTCGCCGATGTAGGTCCGGCATGAGAGCATTGTGTCGAAGCTGCTGACGCGGAAGGGCCGCCCGAGCCGGGTCTTGTAGCCCCTGGCATTGAGATCCGCGGCGATGGCGGAGGGCGATTCCCCATCGGCATAGCGCCGGAAGATCTCCTGCGCCAGGGGCGCGGTCCGCTCATCGGCGGCCAGGCGGTGGCCGTCCACGCGATAGCCCAGGGGGACCGGGCCTCCGGCAAACTGCCCCTTGTTCACGCTTTCCCGGAGGCCGCGGCGCACGTTTTCGGCCAGGTTCGCGGAGTAGTATTCCGCCATGGATTCCAGGATGCCTTCCAGGATAATGCCCTCCGGGCCGTCGTTGATGTTCTCCATCACCGACACCACCCGGACGCCATATTTCTTCAGTTTGGCCTTGTAGATGGCGCTGTCGTAGCGGTTCCGGGCGAATCTGTCGAGCTTCCAGACGATCACGAGCTGGAACTGCCGCTTTTCCGCGTCCCTGATCATCCGCTGGAAGTCCGGCCGGGTGTCTTTCGTGCCGGTGAGGGCGCGGTCGATGTACTCATGCAGGATGGTGTAGCCCATCCGCTCCGCGTAGGCGTGGCAGTCGTGGAGCTGGCCTTCGATGGACTGCTCTGTCTGGTTGTGGGAGGAATAGCGGGCGTAGATCACGGCGTTGACGGTGGAGGGCTGCACGGCGCTCTTCGCGGGCATGGGATCACTCCCCCTGCGGCCCCAGAGGGGGCATGTTGGTGTCAAGGACGCATTCACCGGCCTCCACCTGGATCATCTTGTGGAACTTCACATATTGCGACTTGAAGATGTGCAGATACAGGTCGCCGTCAATCAGGCGGACGGGCTTCAGGTTCACATAGTCCGGGGACGGGCTGTCCATGATGTAATAGACGCCTTCGTCGGTCTTTTCCCAATGCCCGACATACGCCGGTCGTGTGCCTTTCTGCAGCTTGCTGTATACAGTGTAATTCATCCACCCGAAGAACACATAGCCGGACGGGTCGAACGTACAGATGTAGACGTTCCTGGTGGTGTGTATGTTGGACGCCAACCAGTTTGTCTGCGTATCGGGGTATTCAAAATCCGCATACCAAACTCCTACAATAGGATCAACCTCCGGGGATTCCTCCGCGGTCGCCGCTGCCGGCATGGCGGACAGGATCATGACCACGGTGAGGATCAGGGCAAAGATGCGTTTCATAGGATGACCTCCTTCAGTCGAATTCGTAGGGATTACCATCGTGGATGGTTTTCTTGACTTCCTGCAGGTAGTACAAAACGGAGCGCAAGCCTTCCCGATCGAGACGGCTCGCGGAGTAGATGCAGCCGCCGACCAACATCTTCGCGGTTTCGGCCGTACCTGGCCGGTGCTCCATTACTTTCTTCCCGTAAAAGAAGTAGTCCATGCCGTAGGGCATCGGTTTCCAGGAGAGGACGCCCGGATCGGGATCTCCGGCGGCCACAAAGCACCGGTAAAGATCCACGACATTTTCGTGCGTCAGCGGGAAGCGGAGAGGGATCTTGCGCACCTTTGGCGGCGAAGGCGGCGCGGGGACTTCCTCCCGGGCGGCCTCCTGGTATTCCAGGTAGGTTGGATCATCCAGCTCCCCGCGCTCAATGTGGCCGAGTTCGTGGCCATAGGACTGTTGGTTGAGCTCGTGCGTCATGCGAGCGTTCAGGACGATGAAACAGCGGCCGTCATCGTCATGGTAGGCTAGTCCTTTGACCGTGGTAGGCAGGTTTTCCAGGCGTGTGGTGGTCTCGCTGTATTCGTCCATCAATCGTTATCACGCTCCTTCAGAATGCGGTCAGCCATCTGCAGCATGAACTCCACGTCTCCGTCGCTCATGTGGCGCTGGCGGTCGAAGAGCAGGCCAAGGCGCGGATTCTGATGTAGGGCTTCGAGGCGGTCAGCATCGTCCACAGATTGGATCCCCTCCTCGGTGGTCAGCGTTGAATAAGTGACGCCGAGGAAGTCGGCCAACTTCTGCATCACGTCAATACGCGGGTATTTCTTGCCGGTGCACCAGTTGGACACCGTTGCGGATGTGACGCCCAGGGCGACCACGATGTCAGCCTGGGTTTTACCGCGCCGCTCCATCAAGGTGTTGAGGTTCTCCACAAAGATTTTCCGCGCGTTGTCCGGCATGGTTCGCATCTCCCTTCCTTATAATGTGTACCAGTAGTATATATCAGATCAAACAAAAAGTAAAGAGCAAGCAATAAAAATGTAACTTAAGGCTTGACTTCTTACTTAGAGTGAGTATAATAACAGGCAGTGGATGCGCAACCACCAGTACACAGTACCAAATCGACCGGAGCATAACAGGAGGGAGGTGACAAGATGACAATGACGACTCCTCCGAAAATCAGCCTTGCGGCTGCCAGGATCAATGCTGATTATCAGCAGAAAGAAGCTGCAGCCGCCCTGGGCGTTTCTCCGCTGACTCTTGCAAGATGGGAGCGCGGCGAGACCGTACCGAACTATGAGATGGTGCAGAAGATCGTAGATCTTTATCACTATCCGGCCGACTATATTTTTTTCGGAAGGCGCTAACTTTAAGTTAGGAGGCAATATGAAGAACTTGCTGAGACCTGCGTCATCCTCCCCGGCGGCGATCTCCGCGTGGAGGAAGCAGAGCTCGAGGCCTGGACCAAGAGGCGGCGCAGCAAGGCCGCCAGACAGTGAACGGAGGATTATCAATGCGTCTCTACATCCTGATCGTTAAGGTCGCCGGCATGATTCCCGAGGCGCTGCCGGCCCTCTACGCCAGCCCCCGCGCGGCCCTGGGCGCCGCCGTGGTGGAACTCGACCGGCTCATGCGGGAACGCGGATTCGAGGGCCGCTACACCCTGTACCCGCCCTACCGCGCCGGCGACACCGTCAACCTGACCGCCCAGAGCGACAAGGCCAACGGCTATCCCCAGGAGGTCTGCATCGATCTCTACATTCAGCCGTTCACAGTCGATGAGGATCTCGAACAGGACTTCAAGGAGGTGGGCACATGATGCTGAGTCTGAACACGGCTATTTTTGCGGGGGCAGCCCTGCTGATCCTGATCATTGGCGGCATCGCGGAACGGCACATCGAGGACGAAAGCTGGGGACGCAAGAAGCGCTTCCGCCAGGAGGTCCAGGCCTGCTACCAGCGCCAGATCATCCGGCACCGGACGCCCTACGCGGAGATCGGCTGGTCTCCCCGGAGGTGGTGACATGGACGCCACGCGCGAACTCTACACCTGCCACGAAATCGCTGACGGCCTGGGCGTCAACCCGGTGACCGTGTACGGCTGGCGCAAGTCCCTGGTGGACGCCGGGAAGCTGCCGCTGAAGGTCCGCTACACCTACAAGGAAGTGTTGTGGTTCCTGCGGGAGCAGCGGTCGAAGAAATTCACCGGCCGGGTGCCCACGCCGAAGAAGGGCGAGATTCTCAAGCGTCAGCTGCAGACCGACGGCTACATCCGCTGAAGGGAGGCGGAATCATGTGCACCTACATCCAGGTGGGCGTCACGGCCCTGCGGGATCCGATCACCGGCGAGGTCATGCGCTCCGTGCCGATGTACGCCCGCGCCGATGACCTGGGCGCCGCGTCGGAGGCGGAGGCCATGCTGCCCATGCTCAAGGGCGCCGGAGAGCTGTTCGCCGCCCCGATGGCGGAATACATCGAGGGATGCAAGGCAAAGGGCATCCCCATCTGACCAAGACAAGGAGGAGAGAAAACCATGGCAACATTCCGTGAAATCGACGAGGCCATCCTGGCCCTGGTCGACGATGAGGGAGAGATCCTCGACGTGGAGGCCTTCGAGCAGCTCCAGATGGAGCGCACCGCAAAGGCCGAAAACATGGCCCTGTGGGCGCTCGACCTGGCGGATGAACAGGACGCCATCAAGAAGGAGATCGGCCGCCTGAAGGCCCTCCAGGCCCGCGCAGAGCGCAAGGAAAAGAGCCTCAAGGAATTCCTGGCCGTCGTCCTGGGCGGCGAGAAGCTGAAGACCGCCAGGATCACGGTCAGCTACCGCAAGGCCGCCGCGGTGGAGATCACCGACGAGGATGAGGTCCGCAAATGGGCCATGATCTCCCCGCAGGGTGAAGACATCCTCAAGTACAAAGAGCCGGAGATCTCCAAGACAGAGTTGAAGCGGCTGATTTCCGAGGGCCACACGGTGCCCGGCGCGGCGGTGGTCGAGCGGGTCAGCGTGCAGATCAAGTGAGGGGGCGGCAGCGATGGAATGGATCAAATGCATCGACCGGGTGCCCGATACCGAACGCAATGTCCTGGCCGTGAAGCAGCTGAAATCTGGTCGCCTGGAAGTCTGCATTGCCCGGTGCATCCCGGACTACAAGCACTACGACTATGTGACCAAGACCCACACCGTCGGCCCCTACTGGGTCTGCGGCGGGAACAATAACATCATCGCATGGATGGAGCTGCCGGAGATCCCGGCGGAATGAAAGGAGACGGAAACGATGGCAGAGATTGGCTATGTCGCGCTCAGCACGACGGACTACGCCCGGCTGATTGACCTCAGGACGCGCATGCAGATCCTGATCGACGAGACGGAAAAGATGAACGCGAATAGCGGATACTACGTCTATGACGCGCGGTTGATCCAGATGGTAACCGGCGTGAAGCACGGGAAGGAGGAAGAGTAATGGCCGTCATTGTCATGATCATGGGCCAGAGCGGGACCGGGAAGAGCGCAAGCCTGCGCAACTTCCAGCCCGGCCAGGTCTCCGTGATCAACGTCTCCGGCAAACCTATGCCATTTCGGAACAAGATCGCCACGATCTCCACGAACCAATACGCCCAGGTCTGGCAGCTGCTGAAGCAGGCCAAAGCGCCGTCCATCGTGATCGATGACGCGACCTACCTCATGACCGACGAATTCATGCGCACGGCGAAAACCCAGGGCTATCAGAAGTTCACCGACATGGCGAAAAACTTCTACGATACCGTCGAAATCGCCCGGAGCCTGCCGGATGACCGCATTGTGTACTTCATCGGCCACACGGCCACGGCGGATGACGGGCGCGAACACTTCAAGACCATCGGCAAGCTGCTCGACGAAAAGGTGACCCTGGAGGGCAAGTTTGCCATCGTGCTCAAAAGCGTGGTGACCGACGGCGTCTATCAGTTCCAGACCCAGAACAACGGTTCCGACACCGTCAAGAGTCCGATCGGCATGTTCGACAGCATCCTGATTCCCAACGACCTGCAGATGGTCGACAAGGCCATCCGTGATTACTACGACATGACAGAAAAGGAGATTTCAGCATGATTAATCACAGCAGCAAAATCCAGCTCACCCGTCCCACCGACCGCCTCGATCCCGTCCCCGCCGGAGCCTATGTCGCCGGAATCATCGGCGCGAAGGTGGAGGCCGCCGGCAGCGGCCAGCGCCTGATCATCCAGGTAGAGATCATCGAGGGCGAGCTGACCGGCTACTACAAGAAACTCTACGACAGCCAGAGCGGCGGCCAGTATGCCGCCCGCTACAAGGGCACCTACTCCATCCCGATCCCGGAAGATGATTCGCCTGAGAACAACTGGAAGGCGCGCAAGATCAGCGAACTGAAGTATGCCCTGGAAGACTCCAACCCCGGCTATACCTGGGACTGGGACGAAACCAAGCTCAAGGGCAAGACCGTGGGCATCAACGTGCGCGAGCGCGACTGGATCATGGAGGACGGCGAGGGCGGCTACCGGACCGGAACCACGACCGAAATCGGCGCCCTGGTGGACGCGAACAAGGTCCGCGAGGGCAAGATCCGGCCGATGAAGAAGCGCGAGCTGAGCGACGCCGACCGCGAGAAGCTGGAAGGCCAGGCCGTGGAGCCGGTGAGCGAGCCGCAGCCCATCGTGGTGGACACGGAACTGCCGTTCTGAGGTGGCCTATGGTTTTCCTCGAGGACACCCGGCAGCAGCCGGGGCAGCATAAGAACGTGGAAAGCTATTTCAAAAAGGCGGGCATCCCGCTTGAGCGCTCCAAGCTGTATGTGGGGGACTATCAGATTGCCAATGACGGCCGGCGCGCCGTGGACACCAAATCCGGCGTGCTGGAATTGATCGCAGATCTTCACGAACAGCACGAACGATTCTCCGCGGAATGCACGCGGGCACAGGCGGCCGGGATCCAGCTGCTCATCCTCATCGAGGAAAAGCTGCCTCCCGGCGGCCTGGCCGCCTGGGAGAGCCCGAAGGACAGCCGCGGCCGGAAGCTGACACAGAGCGACCCCGAGACGCTCCGGAAGGCCATGCTGACCATGACGGCCAAGTACGGCGTCCGCTTCCGTTTCTGCGATTCCCGGTCCACCGGCAGGATCATCGTCGAGTACCTGACAGAGGGGGTGATCCCGTGACCATCCGGGATGCGGCCGACATCATCAAGGAGACGGTCAGCACGGAACAGGTGGCGGCGCTGTACGGCATCAAGCCCAACCGGAGCGGGTTCGCGGTCTGCCCCTTCCACCGGGACAGGGACGCCAGTCTGAAAATCTACCCCGGGACGCGCGGATGGACATGCTTCGGCTGTCACCGCGGCGGCACCGTGATTGATTTCGAGATGCAAGCCACCGGCAGCGGATTCGTCCAATCGGTCCGGAGCCTCAATGACAAGCTGGGCCTCCACCTGCTTGACCCCGCGCCCATCAGCCTGGGCGACTACGCAAGGCAGCAGGCCATGACGGCCAGGGTGGACCGGGTGGAGCGGATGATCTCCGACGCCTGGCAGCTCATCGCGGACGAATACGACCGGGAGATCCTTGTCAGTTGGCCGCGCTATGCGAAATTATCGACAAAATCGAAGCAGGACATGACCGGCGCGGAATGGGACGAAAGGCTCAACCTCAAGGCCGGCCTGGAAGACCTGGAAGACCACAAGTGGGAAGCGGAAAGGAGGGCAAAGCAAAAGTGGAGACTCAGGGAGCCGCCGAGTCTGGCGGCAATGTGATTCAGCCCTCCGCCCCAAGCTACAAGCCAACCATCAATTCCTTCCTCAGCCTGCTTGAGGTCAACTTCGCGGAAAGCATCCGCTTCAACGAGCTGGCCAACCGGCCGGAGTACCTGACGCGCGGCGAATGGCAGCCGTGGACGGACACGCTGGACGCCACCCTCCGCGAATACTTTTCCAGCCAATACGGCCTGACCGGCAAGGCGAACCTGCTGGACGCCTTCCTGATCTTCCTCGACCGGCACCGAGCAAACCCGCTGACCGATGAGATCAAGGGCCTTGAGTGGGACGGACAGACGAGGATCCGCAGCTTCCTCACCGAGATCATGGGCGCGGAGCGCACGGACTACACCGAGGAAGTCAGCCGGCTGATCTTCGCCGGCGGGATCCACCGCGCCTTCCGGCCCGGGTGCAAGTTCGATGACGTGCCCGTGCTGATCGGCAGCCAGGGCGGCGGCAAAAGCACCGTGGTCCGGTGGCTGGCCATCCGGGACGAATGGTTCCGCGAACTGAAGGTCATGACGGGAAAGGAGAGCATCGAGGCCCTGGCGGGCGGGTGGATTTGCGAAATCGCGGAGCTGCTGGCCATGACCAGGGCGAAAGAGGTGGAGGCTGTCAAGGCGTACATCACCACCCAGACCGACACCTACCGGATGCCCTACGCGCGGAACGTGAGCGAGATCAAGCGCCGGGTCAGCTTCATCGGCACGACGAACAACGAACAGTTTCTGACCGACAACACCGGCAACCGGCGGTTCTATCCCGTCAAGGTCACCATGAACGGCTACACCCTGGCCGACCGGGAAGCAGAAGCGCGGGCATACATCCGGCAGTGCTGGGCGGAGGCCTATCAACTGTTCCGGCAGAACAAGCTGAAGCCCTACGCCAACGCAAGCCTGATCGGCGTGATCCGCCAGGCGCAGGAACAGGCGTCAGAGGATGACTGGCGCGTGGGCGCGATTCAGGAATACTGCGAGCGGAAAAAGGTCGGGGATTTCGTCTATGTGCTCGAGCTGTGGTTCGACGCCCTGAGGATGGACAAGGACACCCGGCCGACCAGAAAGGAGTCGATGGAAATCAACCAGATCATGCAGCGGCTGCCGGAATGGGCCGGCACCCACCGCAACGTGCCGGAGTTTGGGCATCAGCGCGGGTACGTCAAAAAGGCCACCGTCGTGCATGACGCCGACGTCCCCTTCTGATGCACTGCACAAAGTCAGTCATGTATCTAAAAAAGAAATCATCAATTCAAAGTTATGCGGATTTTGCCGAAACTTTGTGCATTTTGTGCACAGCCCTTGAAAATCAACGGTTCCCGCGTGCACAAAGTATGCACAAAGTGCACAAAGTCAGGCAGAAATGGGGGTGAAAACGGTGATTGACCCTGCACATCGTGCCATGCTGACCGACTTTTACCGCCTGTTTGAGCGGTTCGAGACCCTGGTTGACGTGAACGATACGGAGCGCTGGGACGCCATCGGCAATGACTGCCGGGAGCTGGACGCGAAATACCAAGACCCGGTCTTCCGGCACACCCTGATGGGCTACCTGGGCGGCATGGAAGAGCGGGCAAGGCAGGAGAGGCGGAAGAAGGAGGCAAGCGCATGACAGAGCAGCTCCGCATGACCGACATTGTGCCGGGCATGATCCCGCCGCCGGAGGTCTGGGACTGCATGGAGACCTGCGCGCATGCCTATGAGTATGTCGGACATTTCCCAGGCTCCACCCGGCCGCGGTGCGAATACGGCATCATGCAGGTCGGCGTCAGCGGCGAGGACATGTACCAGAAAACGATCAACAACATCGTGCATGTGTACTGCCGCTTTTACGAGGAGGCGAGGGCATGACCTGCAGTCCCTGCAAAGGCTGCCCTGACCGCCACCCGGCCTGCCATGACACCTGTGACCGCTACGGCGCATGGAAGGCCAGGAAGGAAGCCGGGCGGCTGAAGATGCAGGCAGACAGAGACGCGACGGCCGCCCTGATCGAGGGCAACGTCCAGCGCCGGGAAGCCTACCGGGCACATGCGCGGAACCGGCTGAAATCGCTGAAATAACAAAACCACCGGATTAAGCACCGACAGAGAGCGGGCATCCGGGTTACGGACTGACACCAGTAGAAATAAATGGAGGTAAACAGCATGGAGGAAATGCGGGTACAGGCGATCATCCTTGACCTGTGCGGGGAGAACATTGAAACCGTGCAGGAAATGGCGCGGGCGCTGGGCGTGGATGTGATGACGCTGGTTAAGTCTCTGATCCGGGAGGCCGTGAGGGAGTACAAGGACAATCTCAGCGATGCGCAGCGTGAGGCGGCTTACTGGCTGGTTGATCACGACTTGCAGAGCGAAATCCGTGCGAGGGAGGAAGACTGACCGTGATTGATTGGGAGCAGATCAAAAGAGACCTGTACGCGATGAGGGATTATTTTACGACCTGTGCCGGGAACGCCCAACCAGGGAGCGAGGCACGGCAGAAGTTCGCTGGATGGGTGCAGACGCTGACCTGTCTGGCGGTTGAGATCGAAGAGATGCTGACCGGGGAGGATGACGGGAAATGATGGATGTGCAAAAGGCTATCAGCTATGCAGAAGGTTTTCTGACCGCGCTGGCGGCGGTGTTGCAGGATCAGGAGTGGGTTGACGGCAAGGTCGGGAACATCACCCTGACCACGGCAGAAGTCAAGAAATTGCTCCGGGATGTGGTAACGCACACAGGATGCGATGAGAGCGAACTCAAGGGCTTGCGCGAAGAGAACAAACTGCTGACGGCAAGGGTTGAGGAAATGCGGGAAGCAGTCTTAAAGCGGACAGAACGGATCGCCTACTGGGATGATGCCGGCATTCCTACCGGCAATCTTGGTGAATACGCTTATGCTTGGAAGTGCAGTAACTGCGGGGAAATCTTTACGGGAAAAACAGTGTACTGCCCCGGATGCGGGGCGCGAATGGAGGTGAGCGGGGATGCCTGACAGGGAGAAAGTAATCAAGGGGCTGGAGTGCTGTGAGAAAGCGAACAACTGCGGCAACTGCCCGTACGACGGCGAGTGTGCAAAGCGCGGCTTCGCGCTGACACGGGATGCTATCGTCCTTCTCAGGGAGCAGGAGCCTGAGATCGTTCGGTGCAAGGATTGCAAGCATTACGACCAAGACACGCAGAGTTGCAACAATGGGTTGGACGGCATTTTCTTGCCTGATTGGTTCTGTGCTGATGGGGAAAGGCGGTGAAGTGGGATGCCTGACAGAGAGAAAATTATTAAGGCATTGACGGAGTGTATTTTTCTGCATGAGCATCCAGACGATGATGCGGGATGCTTTGAATGTCCATATAGGCCGGAAGAAAAAGGAACTTGCCCGACAATGATTCCGTTTTTGAAAGATGTTCTGGAACTGCTGAAAGAGCAGGAGCCTGTAGAGCCGACAGCCGAGGACGAGGCCATCCGGGTCAAGTACAACTGCGGCGAGTGTGGTTATCTTGTCGGCTTCGCAAGCACGATTCACGATGACATGCAGTACCGGGCGAAGTTCTGCCCGGAGTGCGGAAGGAAGGTGCTATGGAATGGCTGACCGTGACAAGGTCATCAGAGGCCTGGAGTGCTGCAATCACACTGGCCGGGAGGCATACCGCGGCGGGTGCTCGCGCTGCCCATATCACGATCCGAGCAATATCGAGGACTGCCGTGCCCGGATGGATCGGGACGCGCTGGAGCTGCTGGTGGATGACACAATCGAGGAGGATGACGGGAAATAGGCGACACCATCACCGATGGAAGCGCCGGTTGACGGCGTCCCGGTACTGGTGGGCCTCCGCCAGGGTACAGTCCGGATGGGTGCGGTAATACTCCATATCCTGCCGCATGGCCCGATTGTAGGCCCGATGATAGGCGCCTTCGCCTGTCCGGTCCGCCACCCACATGGCCGCGACCGCAATAACCAACACGGCCAGAACTTCCCACACTGTCACACAAATCACCTCACGCGGCCAGTATATCATTCGCTGCGCGAACCGTAAAGAGCAATGACGCGCCGGATGCCACTGCATCCAGGCGCTCGACCAGGGGCAGGGACGCCGCCCAGCGGGTCCGACGTATTATCTCCTTTGGAAGGGACACCGGCCTCACCGTGCGTGGGCTTTGCATACGTTTCACCGCACGCGGTGCCAAGGCCGGCCGTCCCTGCCCCGACTATCCGCAAGGGCTGCATTGGAGGGATGCATATGGCTCAGGCAAACAAACCACTCAGCGGCAAAGAGTACGCCGCGCTGCAATCGTTTTTCGCGGCCATCTCACACATGGCCGAGCTGATTCCCTACCTCAAGGCCAGGGCGCACATGGTGCCCAACCTCTGGCGGGATCTCCGCATGATCGAGACCCGGCTGCAGACGATCCTCGACCAGCTGCTGCTGACCGTGCCGCCGGAGAAACTCCGGCACATCAGCCAGGACATCCGCAACACCTCGCTCTACATCAAAGTCGAGGCGCCGGGCATCCGGACACAGAGCAGCGAGGGCTTCAGCTACACACCCACAAAGACGCTCAACCAGCTGCTGGCCTACATGTGCGAGCATGAGTGCATGATGTGCGACAAAACCCCGACGGAGGCCCGGCGCTGTCTGTACCGGCAGATCCTCGACAACGCCCTGCCGCACGAGATCAAGGCCAGGGACCGCGAAAACTGCAAGTATGCCGATTTCGTCATTGGCATCGAAGACGAAG